TATGACAAAGCCCTCGACATGGAACTGCAGGGTATTGATAGAGATACTATATGGAAAGAAACTGGCTGGGGTAAAGTCTTTGGCGAGTGGATGACTGAGACCGATGACAGTATTACAACTACTAAAGGTCTACAGGATTCTGGAGCTACTAAAACAAAGTATTCCATGCCCACTACTAAGACTGATGTTATAACTACTGAGAATGTAGTTTCTAAAGCTGTAAATGCCTACAAAAATAAAAAACAAATCCAGTTAAAGTACAAGGAGTTGGTGCGGATAGCTAAGACTAAGGGTCTTACTCCTGATGAATTAACAGCAGAGATTACTGTATTACAACAGAAAATGAGTGATGAAATTCTTGGAGCCTCTGCCCCTGTTACCGAAAGTACAGTTAAAGTACTTACCAGTAATCAACCTGCTAACGCCCCCAAACTATTACCTAAAGTACCAAACCTTACTAAAAAAGGTAACCTAGATAAAGTACTGGGTAACGCAGAAGAAATGCTAGACTTAGTACCTAAAGGTACGCCTGCAGGTTTATACGACAAAGGACAGACAACAAAAATGCCTTTTTCAGAGGCTGGTGCAAGGCAGTCTACTTCTGCAAACTCAAGTTGGAGCGGCTACGGTGGAGTGCATACAACAAACTATAATAAAGGAACTGGCAAATGGGAGCATACAGTACGGTCTTTTAAGAACAATGACGCGAAAAAGGGAGAGTCTCCTTTCTATAAACAACCTGATGGAAGTTTTGGCTATGCTAGAAATCAAGGCGACCAAGACGCTATAGGTAATTTTGTCAATAATAGTGATGCTCTTGCCGTTAAAAGAGAAGAAGCCTTTGATCTACTAGATGCAAAAAAAGATGCAGAGATGAAAGCCATTACTGCAGAAAAAGACCAGCTTAATACAGAATTAAAATCCATGCACTCAATGGAAATGGAAGAAGTTTCTAAGCTAAACAATTCAACTCCTGATGGAGATGGTTGGATAGTTGCAGTTATGGAACTAGAAGATAAAATAAATTCTTTGGATGATGCCACTATAAAAGACAAAATGCTTGCAGTGACTAAAAAGTATACTCCTGAGTATGGCAAGGTATCTGACAAATACGACGAAGGAATTACAGCACTTAAAATTAGAGGCAATGAAGATCACGTCTGGTCTACCATGTTGCATGAGACCCAGCACTGGATAGATGGCGTCTTTGGATCGTCTAGTGGAAAGGGAGCTAATTGGAAAGATTCCAATAGAAGGGATGCAATTAGAGATGCTGCAAAAGTAGAATACGCAGAAGCCAGAAACAAAATAAAACAGCAGTATGGGACATATAATGATGTCGATGCTGAGATGAAGTTACAGCCTTATCAATTAGACCAGTATAAAGCCGCAAAAAATGAACTGGAGAGAGGCCCAATAGGAAGGGCTATGTATCCTGAGTCAAAGGGCGGGTATTCTAATCTAGAGCTTTACTACAGAGATGGTGGCGAAACAAAGTCTCGTATGACGCAGCATAGGCGCAATCTGACTGTAGAAGAACGTAGACAAATACCCCCGTGGGTCAGCCTTTCTCAGATGAAAGGTTATGACAAAGAATACTTTAAAACTAAGCAGGGCGATTATCGTGGTGTTGATATAGACTACCCAGTCAGCGAAACGGATGTATGGACATCAGCACGGTATTCAGACCCAGAGTACGACTACCAGAATAGTCCTCTTAAAAACACTGGACCTAACTACTGGGAACTCCCAAAAGTAAGCCCCTCACCAAACAACTCTAGTATCAATAGCCAAATGAGTGACGCTTTTTCTAGCCTCTCAGACACAAAGGATTAAACTTATGGACCCTATTACTAAGCATCACTATGAAAACATTGCTAACGGTACTGCTGTTCAGAATGATGATGGCAGTCTGTCTACAGTAAAGACAATTATTGTAGAAATTGATGGCATGGAAGTTTTGATCCCTACTGTATGGAACGGAGAGATTGTAGACGATGCTACTGCCATAGAGAACGCTAAGAGTAGCGGAATTTCTTGGCCTAGTGACGAAGCCAGTGAAGAAGGTAGAGCTAGGCTACAGGCCTTAGACGATGAGGCTCACCTAGAGATGAACGACCAGACCACCCCAGAAGAAGCACAAGCGATGCTCTCTCCTTCAGAGGATGTATCAATGTCTGATACACCTGATGACATGGGCTTCATGCTTGGTGGATTAGCAACCTCTACCAAAGGCATTACTACGCAGGCAGGCTTGGATATGGCGAGTAAGAAATTTCAACTCGACGATGCACAGGCAGACAAAGATGGTGATGGCAAATTGTCGGCCCGTGAGAAAGAAGTTGGTAAGGCTGTACAGAGAAATGTCGATGAGGAAGTTACAGAAGACGATGCCGTAACTATGTTCCACGGCGGTATGATGATGGACGGTCTTATGGGCTACGATGACGTATCCGGTAACCCTATTCCGCTTGGATCATCAGCAGAGAATGTACGGGATGATATCGACGCTAAGATCAGCACAGATGAGTACGTCCTACCAGCTAATGTCGTAAAATGGCATGGCCTTAAGCACATCATGGAATTGCAATCAGAAGCTGAGATGGGCCTCATGTCTATGAACATGGATGGCCTTATTCAGCAAGTAGATGAAGAACCTACGTCTAAGTCTGAAAAAACTAAGGACAAAGAAACAGACGTAGAGGTCGCTGCCGTAGAGGTGGACGATCATTTAGAGGGTGGAAAGGATAAGAAGACTTATCCCAAGACATCAAAATTGCCTAGTGTCCGACAAAATAAAACAGTCGCATACATGGTTTAACGTGGATACCCAGCCTAGCTGGACCCAAATGAGGTACTACTAATGAGTAAATACAGAAGCGAACAAGTCGAAGACAATGGTCTTTCATATGCTGAAGAGATGGAGCAGTCTCAGGCAGGCCCAGCACTGGATGCTGAGGAAGAAAGCTACAAGAAGCGTTATCAAGACATCCAGCGACATATCCAGACTGTACGCAATGAGTCGGAAGAAAAAGTAAACGGAATGCAGAAGCAGCTTGATGCCGCTACTAAAAAGCAAATCAAGTTTCCTAAAACTGATGCTGAAGTAGAAGCATGGTCTGCCCGTTACCCAGACGTTGCAAAAATTGTTGATACAATCGCTCGTAAACGGGCCAATGAAGTGTTGGCTGAAGGCGAGAAACGTCTGGAGAAAGTGGAGAAGTTTGAGAAGAACCTTAATAAGAAAGGTGCTGAACAAGACCTAATGCAGATACATCCCGACTTTGCTCAAATTCGTAGTGACCCCGCCTTCCATGAATGGGTGGCTATGCAGCCCTCCGCTCTACAGGATAGCGTCTACAAGAACAATACGGACGCTAAGTGGGCCTCTCGTACCATTGACTTATACAAGTCTGATACTGGCAAGAAAAGCTCCTCACGCACCGCTGCACAGTCTGTGGGACGTACTTCTAAGTCTGCACCGTCATCTACTAACAGAGCCGCCTTCTCAGAGAGTGGTGTATCTAAGATGTCGGCACATGACTTTGCTCAGAATGAAGAAGCTATCAATGATGCTATTCGTTCTGGCAAGTTCTCTTACGACATGTCTGGCGCAGCAAGATAATATAAAAAAGTAGGATATAGCTATTGACGGTTTCAACACTTAGCTGTATCCTACGGATGCGCCCGATAGGGTGCAACTATAGTAATTAACTATTGCAGTAGGCAACTCATTGTGCTATAATGATCCTATTGATTAAGTAAGTGTAGGACACCTCTAAGCATTCTATTGTTTATAGAAGTACACCCCGCACAATCCCCCAGATAATAATAAAACAAGAGTCCACCGGACCTGTAAGACCCATACTCGTATGCCACTCTTATTTGGACTGACACTATCGTTTTAATTGTCTGATCTAGCTGTCTTCCAATCATATTACTGAGAATGCTTCTTAGAACCGTTCTAATATTGATTAGAAGATTTCCCTTAAGCCATTTCATTCAGGAGAAATCATAATGGCATTCCAATCCGCATCAGGGCATAACTCGCTGCCCAATGGAAATTTTTCCAGCGTAATTTATAGCAAAAAAGTCCAGCTTGGATTTAGAAAAGCTACTGTAGTAGGCGACATCTCAAACTCAGAATATTTTGGAGAGATTAGCTCACAAGGTGATACAGTTCGCATAATTAAGGAGCCAGAAATTTCGGTTCAGAGCTATGCCCGTGGCACTGTGATATCGCCTCAAGATTTAGACGATGAAGACTTCTCGTTAGTCGTTGATAAAGCTAACTATTTTGCTTTTAAGATCGACGATATTGAAGAAGCCCATTCACACGTTAATTTCATGCAACTTGCGGTTGATCGTGCATCATACCGTCTTGCAGACCAGTTCGACCAAGATGTCCTTGGTTACATGTCTGGTTATAAGCAATCTGCTATTCATGGCGTTGCTAATACTGCCAACACTACCGCACATGGTACTAAGGCCGTAGCTACTGCAGGTACTAATGAATTGCTTGCTTCCATGCAGTTGAAGAAGGGTGACTTTTCTTCGATTACTACAAGTTCCGCAGGCGACCATTCTATCCCCGTAGCTGCACGTCTTCCCGGTGCTACTGCACTATCAACTTCTGTAGTTTCACCTGCAATGGTTGTAGCTCGTATGAAGCGTCTGATGGATCAACAGCAGGTTGATACAGCTAATCGTTGGCTGATCTGCGATCCGGTGTTTTTAGAAATCCTCGCAGACGAAGATTCACGCTTTATGAATGCAGACTACGGCGAGTCCGGTGGACTTCGCAATGGACTGACTATCAAGAATTTCCACGGCTTCCGTGTTTATTCTTCGTCCAATTTGCCTGCGATAGGTACTGGTGCTGGAACCGCAGGTAGCGGAAATCAAAATTCCAACATGGGCATTCTGGTTGCTGGTCATAATTCTGCACTCGCTACTGCGGAAACAATCTCAAAGACAGAGACCTATCGTGACCCAGATTCCTTTGCCGATATCGTTCGCGGCATGCAGGTATATGGCGCAAAAATTCTGCGTCCTGAAGGTATCGTAACTGCCAAATATAACGCTGCGTAAGGGAGATATAAAACATGGCACTTGGTGACAACACACTCGCGGCTGCACGGGGATCATCCTCTCGCGGTCGTTCGCCCTACATGGTTCAAACCGTAGTAGATTTTGCAACTGCATTAACAGACAAAGGCTCTGCCCTTGCTGCTGGTGATGTAATTCCAGTAATTGCTGTACCTGCTGGTACGATGATTATGAACGCTGGTATTGAAGTTGATACTGCTTCCTCTGGTGGCACAACAACTTTCGATCTTGGCACAGCAGTTGACCCAGACTGTTTCGTAGACGGTATGGACGGAGCTTCTGGTGTTGCTGTTGGGACTATTTCCCAAAACGCAGCAGCCTATCAGCCTCTGATTACAGTAGCTGCTGACAACATTGATCTAAAACTTGCTACACAGTCAAGCACTGCTCTGACATTTGGTAAGGTACGGGTCTATGCAGTTCTTATGGACATTTCAAATATCGGATTTGATGCTCCAGACGAAGTAGATCGTGACTATCTAGCTTAATAAGTACGGGGCTGGCTTAACCGCTGGCCCCTCACTACTCCTTAAAGGATTGTCATGCCTAGTACTTACATATCTCTATGCAATCAGGCTCTACGCCGCTTAAATGAGGTAGAGATAGCAGATGCTGACTTTGCTTCAGTACGGGGTGTGCAAGCCTTAGTTAAAGATTCCATTAAATCTGCAGTTGCTCAGATAAACCAAGCAGAGTTTGGATGGCCTTTTAACGCCGCAAGTCATACGCAAGTCTTAGTTGCAGGTCAGTCAGAATATAGCTGGCCTAACTTCTTTAAGATTGCAGACTACAACAGTTTTCAAGTAATACCTAACGCCGTTAACACAAGCTATCGCTCTCTAGGATTTATAGATCGTGATGAATGGTACAAAGATCACCGTGACTTAGACTTTGCTGCAGGCTCTACTGGCAGAGGCCTACCTACTCATGTGTTCACCTCTCACGGCAACGGCTTTGGTGTGACCCCTTCCCCCGACAAAGCATACAGCATGACATTTAAGTATTTCTTAAACTACGCTGACATAAATGCTTTTGATGACGTTACCAGAATACCAGAGTCTTATGACAGTATTCTTGTAGATGGCGCATTGTATCACATGTACATGTTCAAAGATAACCTTGAGGCAGCACAGGCTTCGTATATGGTCTTTGAACAGGGCATCAAAAATCTACAGAGCTTATACATCAATGACTATGAGTATGTACGAGACACTAGGATTAGACGATAATGCCCGACCAAATAGCCTCATTTAAAGTGATTGCTTCCGGTGGCCTAAACTCTAATGAAAATCACCTTGATTTATCAGAGAACTTTCCCGGTGCTGCCACTAGATTAGTTAACTATGAGCCATCGTTATTCGGTGGCTATCGTCGTATTGAGGGCTTCGCAAAGTACAACAGTACCTACGGTGAAGTAACCGTCCACGGCTCTACAACAGGCACAGGTAAAGTACTTGGAATAGCCATCTACAAAGATGACACTGATGGTAGTACTCAGATCATAGCTGCAAGACGGGATGCTGGAGGTGCAAACTACAGCTTCTATTATTATACTGCCGGTGTGGGCTGGAGAAAGTTTACTTTAGAACATTCTGTAACTAGGCCTATAACTGCCAATGGATTAACCGTTAACAAATTACGGCATGTACAGTTTAATTTTGGTAGCGGAAATACCATCTGTTTTTGTGACGGTGTTAACCCAGCAATACTATATAATGGCACTAATTGGAAAGAGATTAAATCTTCACACTCCGGTGGGTATAATGTTAACAACAATGTTGCTGGCGGTAACCAAGCACTTAATAGACCTGCTGTAGTAGATGTTTTTGAGAACCATTTATTCATGTCGGGGCATGAGGCTACTGGGGCCATTGTAGCCCATAGTGCGCCTAACGATGCCTATCTATGGACCTCTGCAGGTAGTGGTGGACAGTTAGGTGCAGGGTACGAAGTCAGGCAGATAAAACCCTTTAGAGATAACCTTTATGTCTTTGGTTCTAATGCCATAAAAAAGATTACAGTTAATGCCTCTGGAGTCTTTGTTTTAGACAATGTTACCGCTAATGTTGGTTGTGTTGCTAGGGATAGTGTGCTAGAAATTGGGGGCGACTTAATGTTCCTAGCCCCTGACGGTTTTCGTCCGGTTGCTTCGACTTCCAGAATCGGTGATGTCGAGCTAGAGACACTTAGTAAGTCCATACAAGCCACCCTAGTAGACGTTATAAAGAACAATGATATGGACACCCTGAACGGTGTTGTCATCCGGTCTAAGTCACAGGTAAGGTACTTCTTTGGTGCTGCTAATATTGCAGTGTCTGATAGTACTGGGATCGTAGGTGGCCTGACAGAAGTAGGTGGCTCCATTGATTGGAGCTTTGGAGAACTACTAGGAATAAGAGCCTCATGCTGCACCTCAGACTACATAGGAACCACAGAGGTAGTGTTGCATGGAGACCATGACGGGTCCGTTTATCAGCAAGAAGTTGGGACATCTTTTAACGGCTCAGACATAGTTGCTATTTATGCCACCCCCTATTTGGACTTTGGCGAAACAGAACAGCGCAAGGCATTACGCAAAGTTAACACATTCATTCGTGCAGAGGGTCCATTAGAAATGTTCCTTTCAGTCACTTATGATTGGGGTGATGGTAATGTTATTGCACCTAATACTTACACTCAAGCATCCTCTGGCGCACCAACTAATTACGCAGGTAGGAACATAAGTTATAACGCCGCTAACGTACTATACGGTGGCTCATCCAAACCAGTTATGACCTCAGACGTACAAGGCTCAGGGTTTGCTATCCAAGCCAGCTACGTCACGGTGGGTCAAACAGAACCCTACTCAATTCAAGGTATGGTTTTTGAGTATTCAGTCGCAGGGAGAAGATAATGGCAGGCTACACACGGCAAAGTAATGCGACGATAGTCAATGGTGCTGCTATCACAGCCCCGCCCTTAAATGCAGAATTTAATCAGATTACTGCAGCGTTTGCTGCAGCTTCAGGGCATGGACACACAGGCGGCACAGGCGATGCTCCTAAGATACCTTTAGCTACATCTGTTTCAGGTTTCTTGCCTGCAGCAAATGGTGGTAGTGGTGGCAAAAGTTTATTTACTGCTACTTCAGTTCCTACTGTTAATGATGACTCTGGCGATGGGTATGCTGTTGGCTCCATGTGGGAGAACACTAGCACGGGACGTATATACATCTGCGTAGGAAACAACTCTGGAGCCGCAGTATGGCGTGAACTGGTACAAGTAACCTCTTTCAATTCCATTATCCCAGTTAGCACTGACAGTGTGGATATTGGCAGCAATACAGTACGATTTAAGAATTTATATTTATCTGCTGGTGCGGCTGTAGCAGGCAACGCAGTAATAGGTGGAAGTCTAGGCGTTACAGGGACCACCTCACTAGGAACACTTGGGGTTTCTGGTACTGCAACTTTAGCCACAGTAGACATTAATGCTGGTAACATTGACGGTACAGCCATTGGTGCGGCTTCAGCTTCTACGGGATTATTTACTACTATAGGGGCATCAGGAACTTCTACCCTAGCCACAGTAGACATTAATGCTGGTAACATCGACGGTACAGCCATTGGTGCGGCCTCAGCTTCTACAGGACTATTCTCAACCGTAGGTACATCAGGTCTGGCTACTCTAGCCTCAGTAGACATTGGTGGCGGCGATATTGATGGTACTGACATTGGGTCTTCAGTCGTAGGCTCTGGTGCTTTTAATACCATTAACGCTACAGGAACTATCACAGGCAACCTTCAGGGCAATGTCACGGGTAACCTGACAGGTAATGTAGGCGGTAACGTCACTGGTAATATTACTTCTAGTGGTACGTCTGCCTTTGGCGCAATTGATGTTAATGGTGGTGCTATTGATGGCACTCCTATTGGTGCTAATGCTCATAGTACTATTAAGGGTACTGTTGTCACAGCTACTACTCGCTTTGCGGGTGCGCTTACTGGTAACGTAACTGGTAATATAGAAGGTAATGTAACGGGCAATGTAACTGCGAGTAGCGGTACTTCAGCTTTTACCAACGTCACGGTAAACGGTGCTTTAGACGTAACTAGCAGTCAGATTGAAAACGTAGTCGATCCGACTTCCAATCAACAGGCCGCTACTAAGAAATATGTGGACGATAAAGTAAGCAACTTAGTAGCCTCTGCTCCCGGTGCTTTAGATACTTTAAATGAGTTAGCTGCAGCCATTGGGGATGACGCAAATTTCTCGACAACCATTACAAACTCAGTAGCCGCTAAACTGCCACTTGCTGGTGGTACGCTGTCTGGGAACATCAACGCTGGTACTAATAAGATAACCAACTTAGGTTCGCCTAGTGCGGATACAGATGCCGCCACTAAAGGGTATATCACAGGTCTTTTTGGTAGTGTTAGTGGGGCATCTAACTCCGCTACAGCAGCGGGTAACTCTGCTACGGCTGCAGCAAACTCTGCTACAGCAGCGGCTGCTAGTTTTGACAGCTTTGATGACAGATATTTAGGCCCAAAAACTAATACCCTTCCTTCAGTAGACAATGACGGTAATTCTCTGGTTACAGGTGCTTTGGTATTTGACGCCACTAATAATGTTATGAAGGTTTGGAACGGTTCAGAATTTATTGCGGCATCCTCTTCTATTGAAGGCATCAAAACTAATTTCAACTATACAGCAACCGCTAACCAGACAGTGTTTTCTGGGAATGACGCAGCCTCTAATTCCTTAGTTATAGATCAGGCAGGTCTGGTTAACGTGTACATGAACGGTGTTCGCCTTAAAGGTGGTGGCACAGACTATACTGTGAGTGCAGCCAATAATAGAATAACTCTAGCCGCTAATGCTACAGCAAACGATATTGTAGAGATTGAAGTCTTTGGTAACTTTGCTGGTCAGTCAGGTTCTGCAGTAGCTATCAC